TGTCGATCCAGCTATAGTACCAACAGACATAGCATCATCAACAGTACCTGATATTTTATTCATACTCTGCATAAAGGGTGTGGTATGATCACTACTATATGAAAGTGCTTCATTTAAATTACCTGAATAAGTCCCATCAGAGTTATACATCGGTTTAATACGGTTTCCATTCTTATCCTTAAGAAATATATTTCCGTCAGCTCCAGTACCCTGTCCAACTATAGGATTATATAGGTCATCTCTCCAGCCTTCTCCTTTAAACCCCGTGAGCTCATCGGATATACTAGAATTCTTAAAGGTTTGAGAATTTGTATTTATTGAATTATTCCACCTATCTCCAAATTGATTAAATCTATTCTGCTCACGCTTTCCCCACTTCATATACTTAGACTTATCTTGAGACTCTTGATAGGTGTGATCTTCTGCATCAAGGTTATTAAATGTTTCATCATTTATATTTGTAGCATTATTATCTACAACATTGATACCTCCTGTAGAAGTACTTTCACCAGCATCCTCGTTCCACTCCCCAATAGCACTTCCAGGCATAAAATCAGGGTTAAATGTATTAAAATTATGATTTTCATAATCTTTCCCTTTATATTTACTCTTCAATTGTGATATAGGTGCAATCTTACCTGTGTATGGATCATACCCTAGATCATTAAAATTTGACGCATAATCGGAATTAAACCCAACAGTCCCCGAACCCTTTTTATTATAATTTGAATTCCCTAGATGAAATTTACCTATGGAAGGATAAAGACGTTCGTATTCAGAAAAAGGCATAAGATTTCCATCATCTCCTCCAGATCGACTACTTGAATAGTTTTGGTAGTCTGATTGCATAGCAGTTAATGGGCTTATTGACATATCTTCTTCATCTACAGGATCGTTACTACGAACACCTCCATCAGGGTATTTGCTTATATAAGGTTTAGATTTCTTTATTCCACCTGCTCTGTATTTTTTTACCCCACCTTTTCTAGCTTGAATCATTTGACTTTGAGCTGGACCTGTTGGTAAGTCTTGTATACCTACATTTTGTGTATCTCCCGCTTGAACTAAATGTCCTTGATTATTATCTACAGGTTGATTTACATTAGGTTGACTAACTCTTCCATCAGGTCTGTTCATAGGAGGTGGTTGTGGTGGTCCTCCTTGTGCCATCCCTTGATTACCTTGTTGCTGTGATTGTTGCTGCTCTTGCTGCTCTTGTTGTTGTTGCTGTTGAGCTACAAATTCACCAATTAAATCTCTACCTTGGTCGTATGCAGAAAATACATCAGTTGCACTACCTGGAAATCCAGATTGTCTTATCGCTTGTATAAGTTGTAGTTTCTGACTATTATCCGGCATCCTTATCTTTTCTATTTATTTTTGCTATGTCTTTCTTATTTATTTCTGCTTCTCTTTTAACTTGATTAGTATCTCTTTGAATAGACTCAGTTTCTTTAGATCCTTCTATCTTATTTTTTAACTCTACTTCTTTTAAATCTAATTCTCTTTCTTTAACTTCAAAGTCTCTAATCATTTTTTGTAAATTCAATTCATCTCCAGGCATATTAGATTCTTTTCTAGCTTCCGCCCCAATTAATGCAATCTCAATATCTTTCTGTCTATCCTTCTCTTTTTCGATATTTTCCATCTCTTTTAATTGTTGTTGCATCTGCATTTGCTGTTGAGCTTGTTCTTGCTGAGCTTCTTGTTGAGCTTGTTCTAATTGCTCTTGCGCTCTATCAGCTTTCTTAAGATTCTTTTTAATCTGTGTGAAGTTTTCTAGATCTAACATATCAGCTATAGCTCCTGGTTTAGCACCATTTTGCATCATAGCTTGTGTAAGACCTTTAATATTTTGTAATTTTTCAGCGTCTTTACCAGCATCTGAAACAAATATACCATAATTAGTTTCCATATGGTTTATAGAATCTACATCAAAAAAGTCTGCAGTACCATCTGGCATTACATACATTCCTTTCTTACCTGTTACCCAAGCTTCTTTAGAGTAATCTAACAGTGCTTGAAAATCTCTTTGTTCCATTCTTTCAAACTTCCTAAATAAATCTTCAGTAATATGGGATGATTGTAATATAGCTTGTTGAGAAGATGCCTTACCTTCGTACGCTCCTATCTCACCTTGTCTTTGTCTACTTACTCCAGATATTTTTTCCCATTCTTGAAGTATAGATTCTAGTAATTGAACATATTGCCCAATAGTTTTAATAGACATATCCATAACAGATTGATGTTGTGGATTAAGTTGCACTCCTTCTTTATTATAATCTACCCAAGCAATTCCTGTACCTTCTACATAGTACATAAATTTATCCATATCCCATTTCTTAGGTATCATGTTAATGTCAAATGAACCAATAATGTCTTTTGATTTTGCTATAGATAATTCTAACCTGTATTTATAAATATTATAATTTAATTGATAAGGTATACCTAATTTAACTAAAGAAATATTAGAAGAATTAGTATCTGAATACCTTCTCCCGTTAATAGGAAGTTTACATTTAGACGGATTGTCTAAAGATAATCTTTGATTTGGTATAGGGTTTATATCTAGGTAATATCTCCCATCTATTCTTGTACCTTCCCATACTTCGTTTACCCACTTCCATTCTAAATCAGCTCCTGACTCTTTCATCTCTGGAGGCATTTTAAAACCATCTTCAACTTCTTGCTGTTCTATAGTTCCTGTTTCTGGGTCTTCATATGTTAAAAATCCTATTCTTTTTCTAGACTTCCAATAAACACTTACAACCTCAATTAATCTATTTCTAAATGCATTAGAATCTTTATTAGATGAGTTTGCATATAAAAAAGATACATCTGATTCAGAATGTTTTGGTTCTTCAAGTTCTAGTACTTGTTGTTCTGATAAAGAGTCGTAATAATTATCTATAACTGTAGATGCATGAGCATATTTTCTAACTAAAGCCCAATCCCCATCTTCTACAAACTCTAAATCTGGATCTAAATCGTAATCTACATCAATAGGATTTAATACTTCGTAGAAAGGTTCACCGTTTCTTACTCCTCTGTGTGTGTATGCTTCTCCCGAGACTAAGTAATGAAACCAAGCTTTTTGTATTTTATCATACACTTCCTGTTCTTGAAATATATAATTTAAAGATTGTTGCCCTAATTCAGCTCTAGTATCTACATAAGAACTCTCAAACATTTCTGCAACATGTTGAGGCATTGGATCTTCTTGTTGTTGTTGTTCTGGACTCATCCCCATATCCGCTCCTTGTGCTTGAGCAGCTTTCATAAAATGAGTTTGTAAGTTTTTAAATATAGCTTCAGACTTAGCATTTTCTTTTACAGAAACAGTATCAGCGTTTTGTACTGTAACGGTATAATTGAGAGGTCTCTTAGATTTTTCCCCTAGAAGAAGATCAATTATGGGTTTGATAATAGGGTAATTACGCATTTCGGAAGGGAAGTTCTTACGAGATTTCCCGTAAGGCTTTAATACGTACTTATAGTCCGCCTCTTCAATTATACCATTATAGTAATCATATAAAATTTTTAATTCATCTTTCCTTTGTGAATATCCTGAACCAGCATCAGAAAGATCGATAAACGCTTCTACGCAACCTTCTTTCCATTCTTTATTTTTTTTGTTAATCGAGAGCTTCTGTCTCGGTATCTTATCATATCCCATATTCTTGCAAATTTAACTATAATTTCATTACATTGTTACGCTATTAAATATTTAACAGCTTATATTATATATATACCATTAAAGATAATCACATATGCTGTATAAACTATACTTTAATGTTAGTTCTTTACCCTGCTCAATCTTGCGGATTGTTTTTAATCTTTTATAGTCTGTATTTTCATCATCTTCTATTAACTCACAGTTAGGTTCTTCAGAGTGATTTATGAATCCCCCTAAAGGAGTTCTAATCCAACTATGTTGAAAATTTGGATCATAAACGTGACTTATACCCATAACTACCTCTCCCGGAATATCTTCTTTTGCAAGGATCCCTGCTCCATGAATATTTGATGGTCCTATCGTTAAGTATTCTGGTAGAGGGTTATAAGGTTCTTTATTCTTTTCTTTTTCCATATTAATAATAATTTTGATCAAACCATTTATCAGACGATCTGTCTTCTAGTATATCTTTAACTTCTGCATTGTATAATTCTCTTGTATGGTACATACCAACCATAAAAGCCATCACTCTATCAAAATTCCCTGAATGATTAAATTTAATTAACTCTGTCAATAAGGCAGGATCATAAATTTTATGCAAATTTAATAATTTATTTCCATTCTCATCAGTATTCCTCACAGTATTTAACCAATCACGTATATATATCTCACCTTGACGCTTTCTTGCCTCAGTCATATGCATACCATATTGACGTTTTACAGTCTTACTTCTAAGTTCTTTTTTATCTAGCATTTCAAACTCTTCTTGGAGTTTATGCATCTTCCTATATCTTTTTGCATAGGCTATAACCTCACCTCGGTCATTCTCAAATCCTATCTTACATCCATAGTAATCTGCTAATAAAAATAGATTTCTATTATAATCATCTTGTGTATGAGGCCTCCCTACGTATGATGCTACAATAATATCATCTGGTTGAGATAAATTATTAGGTCTTTTTAACACATAAGCTGCCCCTAAAGATGTACTATCTGCAGATTGATTTTGTCCATATGGATCATGACAAATTACATATAAATTCTGTGGTACTTGTTGATTTTGATTTTTATAAGGAGCTTCATATATAACTACAGCTCCAGTTTTATCATCATCTTTTCTATGAGGGTACTTAGTTATTTGTTTTAAATCACCATCTATTGTAAACTTAACTTCACCTTTAGTATTATGATATAATTTACCAACCGTACCAATAGATTGTAATCCCCTAGCTTTTACTATATTATATTGTTCTTGTAAAGATGCTACATCAAATAAATTAGCTGTTACTTGTAATGTAGCTTCTTGTGGGGAGAATGGATGCTCAGCTATATACTGATCTAAAGACTTTGTATCAGCAGCCCCTTTCTTTTTATCCCTCATTTTATTCTCATACTCTACAGCAATATCTTTAATAGAATTACCGTTATCATCTATAAAGCCATCTAAATTTGTTTGTATTGGTATAAAGTATCCACATCTTGTACCCATTGCTCCTTCATCCCACACATTCTCATAATCCATACAATCATACGCTGCTGGATTATAAAATATCTCCTCCATAGCTTCAAAATCTGATCCTTCAGTACCACCTGTACCAAAAGCTACCATCATTCCTAATGTTTTAGCACCTTGTCTCATTGTAGGCATTGTTACCTCCCAAGCTTTTAATAATCCTGGAAAAGATCCTGCTTCCTCAAAGAATACTAACTCTCCTGCCTTACCCCTTACTTTATCTGGATTATCTTTCAAAGATACCCCCATTATTTGGGACTTCATCCCCATCTCAATCTCTAATCCGTTTACTTTCTTCTTATACCCAGACATTTTATGCATCTCCCTGTCTTTTAATCTTGGTTGTGACCATGCTGTATGATCATCTATAAAAGATAAAAACTCCCATGCTTTAGATAATAGTCCATCCCCAATTAAGAATTCTTTTGATGATGCAAATACAAAGTTTTTAGAGTTTTTTACAAAGAAGTAATTACGTGCAAGCATTGACCCTGCTTTATATGAGTATCCTTTCCTTCTTGCTTTTAAAACAATCATATGTTTATTATCTGCCCTAGCTTTATCTATTTCATGAAAGTATGCCCAATCTCCATCATAAAATCTAGGAAAACTACGTTCTCTCCTAGCTTGAATTGTACCATCTGGTAACTCTTCATCTATAGCTCGATCTATAGGACAGTAGTTAAGGTAGAAGTAATGAAACCCAGTTATACTGAGTTCATCTACTGTATACCCATACATACATCTCTTCTTTTCTTCATCCCAGTATTCATAATACTCTTTTGTTCCAGGTAAAGCAAGTGTATAGTGTCCTTGCTCTAAAAAAGAGACAGCAGCCGGTCTTATTCTATTTATATCTTTGAACTTAGACATTTATTTTTAATCTGAACTAATTTTGCACATTTTTCATATTCTTCTGTACTTGTATAGTACTCTATTACCATATCTATTATATCTGGTGACCTACCGTCTTCTTCTAAAGGGTTGAATGGTAAATGAAATTGCTCTATTCCGTTTTCTTCAAAATCAGCATATACATCATCTAACGTTCTCTCTTTTGTTATTATTTTATAAGCATTTTCCATTGCTTTACGATATATTTCTAAGTCTTCTAAAAAATCCATAATTACATACTATATTTATTTACTTCTATTCCACCTCTATTTGTATTGGCAGCTTGTTCTTCTTTTTTAACTATTTCTTCTAGCCTTGATAAACCATCGACTACTTTCCCCATATTAGATAAGTTTGCTATTAAATCTTTAGCATGGAATATAGGTTTTCCGTTATCATCCATCATAGTTAAGTCTATGGCTCTAAAGTATTTCTCTAGTTTTACTATGGATTCTTTTGCAGCTTTTAGTAATCTTACTGCTGATGTTTCAATTAATATTTCATACTTATCACAAGCACTTATAACTTTAGGTGACGGATCCCACTTCTTTTTATCCCCAAAGATACTATTTTTTACTTCAATATTACGTTGAGCCCATTCATATACTGAAAATGGAGATCTGTGATCTACCATAAAGTACACAAAAGATAATTCTTCTAGAGATAGATCTTTAAACTCTATTATAGATAAAGCATAAGCACTAGGAACTGCTTTACTATCATTAATGTATATTAAATCGTTATTTAGACTCATTTTTTAATTTATTTATATGTTTAACTCTTTTAGGGTTCACAGAGAACTTCCCAAAGTATGGGAGACGTATAGTTTTAAAATCACCCTGCTTCATAATCTTAACTACATATTTAAACTGATGGTTAATAATACTTTCTATTTTATTTAGAGGTAAATCATATTTATTAGCTAAACTATATATAAGTTCTTTTTTATTTTTAGACATCTTGGTTTTTCCATTTATCTTCTGGGCAATTTGTAGTTTTCCACTTAGCTTTATGTTCTACTAAGCAACCACATGTTGTACACCTAGACGCACTCTTCTTAAAAGATGGACATACCTCACAAGTCTCTACTCTTTCTTTATAATCCTCTTCAGTTACATTAGGGGATCCTTTTGCAATGTATGTTGCTAAATCTCTTGAAAAGTTTTTAACCATTTCTAATATAGATGGCATTTTTTGATCTTCACTCATATTCTTCTATTATTAAATTTATAAACTCGCCTCTTTTTGTTTGTACAATAATTATACTGTAATACTCTAACTCAAAAAAAGTATATACATACTCACTAAAGTTAAGCATTACTTTCTTTCAATACTTATCTCCACCTTATCTGCATCTGGATATAAGAATGGGTTTATTTTATATGTATTATCATTTTTAAGGATAACACCTTTATCTTTAAACCTCTTAATATAGTTATTCAAAGTATTGTAATCTTTTAACCCTATCATTTGAGATACTGCCTTCTTATTCTTAACACTGCATAGATTAACTTCTTCTGTAATATCATTTACATCTATAAATGAAGATAAGATGGTTAATTCTTTATCTGTAAGATTAAATATACCATTCCATAGTTGAATATACTTATAAGTACTATCTATGTTAACTTTTATTGTTTTAATCTTCATCTCTTTTCTTTTTATCCTTAATTAATATCTCTTTTAATTTTTTATCACCGTATATTGGCCTAGGGTTTTTAGATTTAATATATAACTCTGGATCAAAGATGCATTTCACTTCTTTAATTAAACCTTTCTTATCATATTTTACTACCCACCTTCTCATTGGGTATGTATCTGTCTTTAAAAATGTCTTTATAAATGTCATATTATAATTTTTGTCCAGAGTCATTAAGTTTTATCTTAGGTAAACCTTTATACTCTGATGTTAATACTTGCTCCATGTAGGTAGTGTCCCCACATGTACATAAAGCTTCTTTAGTTATCCACTGACCATCTCTTAATACTACAGTAGCCTTTTGTAACTTTCTTGTTTCCCCACATTCATTACATTTAAAGATCACAATGTAAGTTTTTTATGGGTATTACCTGTTACTAGGCATAAGTAATCTTGCTCTGTTGTGTATACTCTTCTCCTACAGTTAGAATTATGAAATCCTAATCTATGTAATATGTATCTAATCTTTTTCATTGAATTTTATTTGTGCTCTACCGTTCTCTATAATAATAGTAGATGTTTTAGATTGTCTATTAAACTCATCTATATAATTAGACACATCCTCCTTACCACATAAATATGATAAAAACACTTGCAGCTCTTTAGCTGCTAGTTTAGTTGATGCATTTAATTCAGTAGCTGACGTATTAGAGTCAATTAAATCATGATAGTCTTCTATAGATATAGTAACAGAGCCTTTTACCACTTCCCAAGTAATTGATGTTCCCCAACAATAAGATAATCCTTATTCTCGATGCGTGCTTTCACAGCTTCTGTTCTGGGATCAACCATAACAGTATCCCCAATTTTGGCAAATGTACACATAGGACCAGTAGCCTGGACTTCTAATAAGTTAGATCTTTTAGCATTAGCTACAGATGTAGCTTCATCTAGTATAATTCCTGATTCTGTTTCAGTAATAGTTGGGTCTGGAAGGACAACCCACGATCCGTTTGGTTTAAATTTCATAGTCTATATATTTTTATGCAAATATATAAACAAATCTTTTATAAATCCAAATGTTTTTTAAGAAACTTTTGAGATACTAAAAAAAGGATATAGTAATCCCCCTTGGTTTCTCTCTTTCAAGTTTAGATTTCTTTCTAGCAGTGCTCCCTTTAACAAGGACCCAAGGATAATAAAATTGATGTTAATTCACCGCACTTACCTGTGTGCATTTTACCCTAACTAGATTTTATACTTAACTCTTTTGTAATTACCGGAGAAAACTCTATCCTTATTTAGGACTACAATCCGATGTCTAATCCCTTTTTTGGTTACCGGGGGATGAATAATATTACGCTGCAAATATACAAAACTTTCTTAACTCTCGAATAAAATATCAAAAAAAAAATTTAGGGGTTGTTTTTGAGTGTGTGAACCAACACAGACAAAGACCCCTCCTATCTCTTGAGATGTTTGGTACCCCCACAAAGAATATATATAATGTATATTATTTCAGGGTATATTGGTACAACCCACACTCACACCCACTCAGTGGGACAGTAGGTCTAGTACTCTCACTCACTCACTACCCTTCATGACACCAGTGATGGTGGTGGTAGTGGTGTAGTGGTGGTACAATGGACCATTATTTAAAT